ACCTCATGTCATCTGTATAATCTGCTGTTGTTGGTTCTACCTTATCGTAATGTTGGTATTTTAAATTATTATATGGATCTATGCCAATATGTTCATAGGGTACTTTTCCAATTCTATCTTGAATACCCATCATGATAACTTTTGATCCTAAACCTTCTCTTACACCTATTTCGCAAGTTGTGACTGATTTAGGTTTTTCGAAAAATTGAAGGGTTCCACACCATTTATTAAGGAGTTCGTATTCTGTGCTGTCTCCACGGATTGTCATGGAGATTTTTTATCTTATCTTATGTAATTATTCAATTAAAAAACACCTTCAAATTTAGTGCCTTTAACAGCAGCACCCGCACCTCTACAAAGACCACCATCTCTCATTTTTTTTCTTCTACCAATTGGTTCTTTACGAGCACGTTCAACTATTGGTTCATTTTTTCCTTTTGGATTCTGTCCTGGTCTAGTTCTTATAGGAGGTCTTTTTGGTTTACTATCTTTTAAAAATCCTGGGACTGGTCTTCCTCTTCCAGCATCACCATATGCACTTGTAGTTGTATCTTTTCTTAAACCTGGTGGCAGATCTTTCATTTCACCGCCCTTATTTTTTTTAATTGGAAGTGTGCCTTTTTTTTTCGCTCTATCTATTTTGTCAATTACTGATTGTGTTCTAGTCAATACTGGATTGTCCAAAACAAATTTTCTGATAGCTTTATCAGTTTTATCTGCTGACTGTCTTGTTGCACCTTTTTTTTCAATAGTCATTATAATTTACCTTGCGCTTTTAATTTCTTTATATCACCTTTTGTAAGCCCTGTTAAGTCCACCTTTGGTTTAACAGAACTAATAGTTGGTTCTATTCTTTTCGGTTTAAATAAGTTTTTAATCCATATCCATATTTTCATTTTATGTCCTCACGTTAGTTGGTTTTGGTCCTGTGTTACCTGCTGCTCTTTTTCGTCTGACAGCACTCGCCCGTTCTCCTTTTGTCATCCGTGTGGCTTTTGCAAGTGGGACGCATTTTGGATAAGCTCTCTTCGCATCTGCTTTTTGTTTTGAACGGCCACATTTTGCGAATGAACCATCTGCTCGTTTGCTCCCAATATCTACCCATTTTTGTTTGAACCATTTTGTTAGTCCACCTTCTTTCATTTTTTTTGCAGAACTTGAGGGTACACAATTAGGAACCATTTTGTTTCCCTTTTTTTTCATACCTGCTTGGACATAGCCCTCCCAACAAGTACCTCGCTTATACATTAGTATACGCCTTTGAAATTCATTCCTTGCATTGCCATACCGCCACCTCGAACTTTAATTGATCTTAAAGTTTTAGCTTGACCTGCATGAGCTTTAGATGCTTTTTCTAATTTGCCTGCAACTTTCATGATTGCACCTTTGTTTGCTTTTTTTACAGCTTTCTTAGGTTTTCCAATTGCAATTAAAATCATCATCTTACCTTTTTTAGCTTTGGTCATTCCTGATTTTTGTAATCTACCAGTAGCTGATTGTGAACCTGCAGTAACTGCCATACCAACTTTAGCACCACTTGGTTTAGGTCCTTTAAAATCTTTTCTTTTAACTCCAGATGGATCTTTAATTTTACCAGCACAAATTTTGCTAGCGTATGCATTTGCGTATGCAGACGGGTAAACACGAAATTTTCTTTTCGCTGCGGCTTTACCTCTTGCACATAATTTTGTCATTTTTTACCTCCGTTACGGAATATTTGTGTACCCTTTATACCATATATCGAAGCCACAACCAAGATCCACAAATTTGTGAACCATGACGGGAGCTGTGAGAACATGTCGAAGAATAATTTTACCTTGTCCATCGCTGTCGGATCATCCGATACGACTGCCCAGGCAAGCACCAACACGGGCAAACTTAAAATTATTAAAACGGCCTCGTCTTTCCAGTCCGATTGTCGAGCTTCTAACAATTTGCCCTGATATTCCGCCTGTCCATCGGCCATTTTTCTAGCATGCATCATCTGTGCATCAGCCATTAGCATCTTGGTCTCTTGACGCTTCTTGAATATGTGCGTACCTGCTTGTGCCGCCAATTTTATCGCGCTTAACCACATAATATTTCTCCTGTCTTCGTTTACTCATGAACTCTATCATTTTATCCATTATTTGAAAAGCCCTGTAGCCGTTTTGTCTCCATCTCCAGGTAGGTGTATGATGTGCTTTTCTTATTTTACAAGAAAACATTTGACCACCAAACATATTTACAAATTTTGTAAGGGTATCTTTGTCTGTCATCTCTATTGTGCAGGCAAATTCTTTTTTTCTTCCCTTACCTTTTGACCAAATGCCAAAACTTCCTTCTCCATCAAATATCCCAGCTAAAAAAATTATTTTAGACGCTGCTGGAAGACTTTCGTATGAGTTTTTTGGTGTATTGCTTGACACTTTTAAACTCCTTTCGCATTAGTCCTTGTGGGTTTGGTCCTCTTCTAGGTGGTGGCCCTGATTTTACACCTCCACTTAATCCGTTTTGATTATTTTTTCTCAAGTTTCTGTCTCGCTATGTCTAATCTGTCTTCAGACTGGTCATCTTGTTGAGCAAGTCTATCATAATCGTATTCCAGACGTGCTGCAGCTCTTTGATTCTCTTGATCTGCTCTAAATTTAGTTTCTTCAGCTTTTCTTTGAAGATCCATGGCTCTCAAATCAATTTCTTGTTGTTTAATTCTGACTAATGGGTCTTGTTTAGCAGCATTTGCCTGCATTTCTGTCTGTGCCAACTCTTGTGTAATCCTTGCAGCAGCTTTTGCAACCTCTGATTCAAACATAATCTCAAATTGTTGTGGATCTCCTTGAGCCATCTGTTGCATTTGTGGATTTTCCATCATTATTGCTTTCACTTCTGCTTTTGCTTTGAAAGAAATGTGATCTGAAATGTGTGATTGCATCAAAGCGTATACTTGTGGATTAATTTGCACCATACGTGTAGCCATAAATGCCATGTGAGCAGCAATATGAGCATCGTGATCTTGAAATTCAAACGCAGTAAGTAGTTTCATTTGCAAAGCACGTGCATTTTCTTTTGCAGGATCTAAAGGTTCTGGTTGTTTTGGTGGTGGTTTGAGTAAAGCTTCAATTTGATTAGTGCCCAAAGCTTCATAAACACGTCTATACGCTTCATGTATGTTATGTAACTGTGGATTGGATTGAGCAATCTGTAATTGTGCTTGTGCAAGTGTAACTCTTTGAGCCATACTCATAATATTTGGATCAGCAACAGGTAAAATATCTACTCTGTTGTCAAAATCTAATTGTTTTATTTCTCTTGGGCCACCGTAAACATCATACGGATACACAGGTGGTAAAGATTCTGCACAAATTCTTGCTAAAATTTTAAATTCTAACCTCATCGCATAGTAACAACGCTTATGAACACCACTCATAACACGTGAACCACGCTCCATCATTGCCATTGTAGTACCAACAGCTCTGTTTTGTGCATCGTTACCTATGTTGTTATCAGTTATAGCAGCAAACTTTTGTCCTGCTTGTACTACAAAACCCATAAGGTTGTACAAAGTTGGTGATGGTTCTGTAAATGGTAAATTAAAAAACTGATCTCTAATGTTTCCGCCAGGAGCATCTACATCTCTAAACTCTCCAGGTTGTATAGGTTGGTCATCATCTCTTACTCTCATACCTCTTGACTTAAATCCTGCAGGTAAATTTTTTAAAGTTCCTGCATCTATCAATTGTCTTAGTGCTTGAGTTGCTGCTTGTGATAAGCCACCAATCATATGTGTCAAACCAAAACCATAAAAACCTAAACCAGGTAAAAATTTAAAGTGAACAAAGTATTCTATTCTTTGAAAAGTAATATCGTTTGGTCTGTAGTTTCTATAAATAGATAACACTTCTCCAGATCCCTCATCGATTGTTACAACGTAAGGAATTTTAATTTTTTTTGCTTTGTCATCAAAGTCTTCAAAGTCATCTAAATTTAAATCTACATGCATTTCTAAAATATTGTGCAGATAATCTGATCCTGTGCCTTTGACTCCTTCTAATTCATTTAATTTTTTTTGTACTTGATCTGGTTCACTATTTGAATCTATTAAATCTATGTCTCTGTAACTACCTGCAGCCATTTTTTTTGTGACTTCATTAGCTGTCATTTTGATCACGTGAGTTATTCTCTCACAATCTTTGAGATCAGATGCGTAGTATGGAACAACTAAATCCTCTGCTGGTATAAATTTTGATACGGGTCTATCGAGTAGTGCATCATAATATATTTTTTTAAAAGTAGATCCAGACAATGGAAGATAAAATAACATCTGATCCATGTCTGTTGTGTAGTCTTCCATTTCTTCCATAAGAAGATAATTCATATAATCTTTGACTCTGTCTGCTTGTTGTTCGGTGGCCGGTGTAACTGCACCTACAACCTGGGTTCGAACTGGCCCATCAGATGGAACTAACTCTTTGTATGCTTGTGCTTGGAATTGTGTTACAGACTCAGCTAATAAAGGATGCGTGACACCGGATGCACCTTTAAATGGTTTTGTTACCTCTTGATATTTTGTGCCTAGTAAATCTAAACCTTTAATATATGCGTCTTCCCATTCTTTTCTTGATGTTTTATCTTTCTTGTATTCTTGTATAAGATCCATACCCATATCTTTTAGGGTACGTTCATCCATACCTAATGCTAAATTTGCGTTGAAATCGTCTTGAGGTCTTTCTTCAACAATCTCTTCTCCACCTTCAACTTCTACATCAATTGGAAGACCTTCAGGTTCTTCTACCTGAGCCTCTTCTTTAAATTCTTCTGTTACTTTTTCTACAGCCATGGTTGATTGTACCTTATTGGTTTAAATATATCTACTACAAGTCCCCCTGTAGCTTTGTAGGTTTTTTGTGTACCTCTCATTAATGAGTTAACTTCTATAGCAAAACCATCAAAATACAAGTTAGGATTCTTATCTGTTATCTGTTTAGATCCTTTGAAAGGGTTATCTCTAGCCTCGCTATGATAATTACTTTTAATAGTTTTACCCGATAACTTGTGATCTTTAGGGTATTTAAAGGTATCTTGTGAAACACTTTTGTAAGGTTTTGATGGATCTGATAATGAAATTTTTATGGGTCCTGCCTTAGAATTATAAAATCTTGCTGCCCTTTTCATATTGTTTGGCATAACTGCAGTACCACTTTTGTTAATTCCCTTACCGGATGCGTATCCGTAAAATCTCTCGTTACCAGCTTTATAACCTTGTCTAAAACTTAATTTGTCAAATGGGGCAACGGCTACATAATCAACATTCTCTCTAGCTGCTTTATTCATTAAATATTTTAGAGCATGATCTCCATATTGATCTGCTTCGACTAAAGGGAAATAATCTTTTTGATTTCCAGTTCTCACTCCAAGTCGATTTAAAATTTGTGATGTTCTACCAAGATCATTTGATATTTGATTGACTAAACCTTGATCGCCTTTTGCAATAGCTTCAGATAATTCGTTAGATAACTTTCCTCTTTGATTTAACATAAAAGATAATTCAATATCTTTTTGGAAAGGATTGACTCTTATTTCAGGATTAAGTTGTTGTGATTTACTTAAAGACTTTGCAATACTTTGATTAACATCAGATTGTATTTCATTAATCACAAATACTTTTTTACCCTCTGGTGTAAATCTAGTATCGTATCTTACGTGATAAATATTATTAGTTTTTTCTGGAAGAGACTCTGTAAAATGTCCACCCTTATTAAAAGGACTTCTATTTGTAGTAATAGGTTCATCTAAAGTAAAAACAGTTTCTCTGTAATTTCTACCACCTTGCAAAGTGTAATTTGTTTCGCCACCATATTTTGTTCTATAAACTCCAGTAGATCCTTCAAACTGCACTGGCTTTAACCTATTTAAAGGATTAAGCTTAATCATCGCTCCTACTTCATTTGCATCAAGTTTAATACCAAATTTTTTAGCTGCAAATAATAACCCACCTGTAAGATCTCCTGCTTCATTGAAGGCAGCTAGATTAGTGTCAAATAATTCATCCTTAGAAATATTAACTTCTTTACCTGCGAAGGGTCCTGAATCGTATTTAAATCTTTTTTCTGCACGTTCTATTCTACTTGAGGGTTGACCAAATACTTTAAAGTTTACTTTTCTAGAAGAAGTTAAATGATTTAACCATTCATCTGCTGTATACTTACCTCTACCAATTCTCATAGCCCAATCATATGTTGATGAACCAAAAGCAGGTGCAGTGTCATCACCCATCTGTAATGGTTTAGTTTTTTTTAAAACTATAGGTGGGTTACGTATTTCTTGTACAGCTAACTCTTGTCCTTGTGCCTGTGATGGCTTTGGAGTGTATGTGATTTGCTTTTGTTGTTGTCCGGTGGTCGGTGTTGCTGAAGGCTTCTTCGCCTTAAATAATTCTTTACCGAACCTAAGTAATGCCTTTAGGGACATTGCCCCTCCTAGTACATTTTTGTAGGTTTGTTTCTACCTAGTTTGCATTTTGCTTTGACAGATTTACCTGCTTTGTATCCCATAGGTTTCATCATTCCGCCACCCATATAACCCATAGGTTTGTTCATCATTCCGCCACCCATTTTTTTTGAGAATCTTGCTTCATCTTTGCCTTTGTCTCTTTTAGCAGCTGCCATTATATCTGAAGCACTTTTTCCTAGTTTACGACCACTTGATGCTCCTATTCCTCCTAGGACTCCCATACCTCCACGTCTTTTACCTTGAGCTTTTAATTTTTCTGTAGCAGCCATTAAACCACCACCCATTTTTTTAGTTAAAGCTTTGTTTATCATTTTTGTTTTTTCTGATGGAATTCCTGGTTTCTTTTGTTCTCTAAAATCTTTTAAAGTTTTTTTATTTTTTTCTTCTCTTTTTTTAACTTTACCTTTTAAATATTGCACAGCACCAATACCAAGTGCAATCGGAGCTAAAAGTCTTTTACCAAATTTTACAGATTTTACAGCTTTAGTTAATCTTTCTCTTCCTGCACCAGTTTTTTTATTTATGATGCCTTCTTTTTGTAATTTCATTTTTTTATCAAATGAATCATCATCACCCGTAACTCTAGCCGTAAAAAATTGTCTGCCTTTTTTAGCTTTCATTACACCA